TTACAAGGATGTCGCATGATCTTTCTCTGCATCTACCTGTGGCTCTGCACCACGTTCGTTTCTCTGGTCGCCATTCACACTGTTCGCCCGGTCCATGCCGGTGACGTTGTCCGCGCTGCCTTCTTCCCGGTCCTCTTTCCGGTTCACCTCATCCACTTCATGACGCGGTTCCGGGGATGACCACAACGTCCGTCACCGCCGTGGCTGCAATCATAGCAGCGCACAGCGCCGTCCAGGCATCGCAGGCAGCGCCTCCCGATAACGGCATCTGGTTCGGTCTCAGTCTTGTGACCTTCCTGATCGCCACGCTCTATTTCACTTTCCGATAAGGAACACTCACATGTACGCCATCCTCTCCATCGCCTTCCTGTCCGCAATCTTCGCAGCCATCTACGGCTGGGTCGTCAATATCGCCACCGTGTTCTCCGGCTTCGACATCATGGCTGGCGGCGAAGCTGTGGTCCGTATCTGCGGCATCTTCATCCCCATCCTCGGGGCTGTCGCCGGGTACTTCTAAGCCCTTCCCAACAGTTCCCTCAACTTGCCCCTGCACCCCCCGGTGTGGGGGTTTTTCGTTTGGAGACCCCCTCAATGGACTATGACGATTACGAAGACGGCAGCGTCTTTGTGGCCCGCGAACACTGCCCCAGCTGTGGCAGCGACGACAACCTAGCCCGGTACTCTGACGGGCACGCCTATTGCTTTGGCGCAACGTGCGACCACTACGAACCCCCTGAGGGAACCGAACGGAAACCCGAACGGGAACCGCCGCCGCGCAACACCAACTTGCTTGACGGTACGTTCAGCGCCTTGAAGGCCCGCAAGCTATCCGAGGACACAGCCCGCCGGTACAATTACAAGATCGGCCTGTTCAATGGAAAGCCCTGCCAGATGGCCGGTTACACCGACGACAAGGGCAACGTCATTGCCCAGAAGCTGCGATTTGCGGACAAGAAAGAGGGCATGCCGTGGATTGGTGACAAGAAAAGCGTCGGCCTGTTCGGCTCCCATCTGTTCGGCAAAGGTAAGCGCATCGTGATCACCGAGGGTGAGATCGACGCCATGACTGCCTATCAGGCCCAGGGTAGTAAGTGGCCTGCAGTGTCCCTCATCAACGGCGCTGACGGTGCCCGTAAGGACATCGCCAAGAACCTCGAATACCTCGCAAACTTTGACGAGATCGTACTGATGTTCGACGAAGACGAGCCTGGACGGGAAGCCGTTGAAGCTGCAGCCGAGGTGCTGACTGGCATGCACGTTCTGGTGGCCGCGTTGCCGCGAAAAGATGCCAACGAATGCTGGGTCAACGGTGATCAGGACAAGATCGTTCAGGCGATCTGGAACGCCAAGCCTTACAGTCCACCTTCGGTTGTCCACGGCGAGGATATTTGGACCCGCCTCAAGAACCGCCCTGTGGTCGCCTCCATCCCGTTCCCTCTGTGGATGCCTGAGATGAACCGCAAGGTGCTGGGTATCCGGCTCGGTGAGTTGGACACTTGGACCTCAGGCTCGGGCATGGGCAAGACCACCATGATCAAGCAGCTGCAGGCACACATCTTCCGCACCACTGAATACAACCAAGCGATCATCCATTTGGAGGAACCGCTGGAGGACACCGCAGAGAGTCTGCTTGGGGTCTTCATGGAGAAGCGCATGACGCTTCCAGACGTGCGTGACACGATCACCGATGAGGAACTGCGCAGGGCCTTCGAGGCTTACTTCCTAGCGAAGGACAGCAACGGCAACAGCCGCATCTACCTGCACGATGCCTTTGGTTCGATGGGTTCGGACGAGAACCTGATGAACCGCATCCGCTACTATGCCCACGCCTGCGACTGCAAGGTGATCTGGATTGACCACTTGTCGATCTTGGTATCGGACATGGGCGAGGATGGTGATGAACGTCGCCGTATCGACGCCCTAATGCACAACCTCAAGACCCTGACGGTAGAGCTTGGCGTCTACATCGGCCTCATCAGCCACCTCAAAAAGGCAGGCGGCAACACCTCCTTTGAAGAAGGCGCAGCGCCCTCTCTCGATGACCTCCGGGGTTCTGGTGGTATCAAGCAACTGTCCAATTCGGTGTACGCGATCTCGCGGAACCAACAGGCTGAGACAGAAGCTGCCCGAAACACAGCGCAGGTCCACGTCCTCAAGTCCCGGTACACCGGCGACACTGGCCCCGCTGACTTCATCTTTTTCCAGAAAGAGACCGGCACGTTCTGCGCTGGGGTGGACCCTGAAATGGCCGCTCAGTTCGACGACATGACCGCTCACGGGTCTCCCCAAGAGGACGGGGAGCCTGACTTCTAGGCACTTCCGCGAAAGGCCCAATCATGTATATCACCTCCATTCTGGGGGCGCTTCTTCGTGAGGCGTTCCCACCCGACCCTGTGTTCTGTTTTTGGCTACAGCACAACCTGCGCAGGCCAGTGAAGCGGCGGGGTAAACGCCGTGGCTGACCATCAGGAACTCCGACGCCGCCGCTTCGTCTACGATATTGAGACCAACGGCCTGCTGGACCGCATGGACCGCATCCATTGTCTGGTCCTCTACGACCTTGATACGCAGGAGCTTATCTCCCTCAAGAACGACAACCCGGCAGCTTTCTGGTCCCCCGAGATCGAAGAAGGTGTCCGAATGCTGCAGGTCGCTGAGAAGCGTATCGGTCACAACATCATCAAGTTCGATGAACCGGCCCTTCACATGCTGTTCCCGTGGTTCACCCCCAACGTCCGTGGGGTGACCATCGACACCTTGACCCTGTGCCGCTTGATCAAGCCGAACGTGGCTGACGGTGACCGTTGGCGTGTCAAGAAGGGCACCCTCGAAGGGAACCTCATTGGTTCCCATTCACTGGAAGCTTGGGGCCAGCGCCTTGGCGAGTGGAAGGGTGACTATGCCAAGGTCCGCAGAGCCGAGATCATGGCTGAGAACCCCGACCTCACCAAGGACGAGGCGATGCATCTGGTCTGGGCCACATGGTCCCAAGAGATGCAGGATTACTGCGACCAAGATGTGACCACCAACCTGGCTATCTACCGCTGGTGCCAGAAGGTTGGGTACTCCCGTCAGGCCGTCAGCGACGAACTCGACATGGCCTACCTGTGTGCCAAGATCGAGGCCAACGGGTTCCCCTTCGATGAAACCAAAGCGGGCGTCCTTTACGGAACCCTCGCAGGCCGTCGCGCCCAGCTTGAAGACAAACTCAAGGAGACCTTCGGGTCGTGGATTGAGAACGCTGGCGCGTACCGTCCGAAGACCTCGAACAAGGCAACCGGCTACTGGGGCGAGACCCGTTGGGAGTTCCTAGATGACGGCAGCGTCGTGCCTGACGACATGTTCACCAAGAGCGGGCTTCCAAACGCAGAAGCCAAACGGCGCGGGGTTCGGCGTATCTTCGAGGGATACCCCCTCACCAAGATCAAGATCGTCGAGTTCAAGCCAACCTCCCGACACCACATCGCCAACCGCCTGACGAAGCTCTACGGGTGGGAACCTCAAGAGTTCACCCCTGACGGGCAACCTAAGGTGGACGAGGATGTGATGGCTGCGCTGCCCTATGACTGTGCGCCGTTGCTGACCGAATACTTCACCGTCGCCAAGCGTCTGGGCCAGCTGGCCGAAGGTAAGCAAGCGTGGTTGAAGCTCGTCCGTAACGGGAAGGTCCATGGCAGCTACAACACGGTTGGCGCGGTCACCCGCCGCATGACCCACAGCAACCCGAACATCGCTCAGGTGCCAGGTGTGGGTGCCGATTTCGGTGCTGAATGCCGTGAGCTATTCGGCCCCGGCGCGTTCCCCATTCAGGTTGGGACTGACGCCTCTGGTTTGGAACTGCGAATGCTGGCCCACTACATGGCCCGCTGGGACGGTGGAGACTACGGTGAGGTAATCCTCAACGGTGACATTCACACCCACAACCAGACGCTTGCCGGTCTGCCTGAACGGGGCATGGCAAAGACCCTGATTTACGCCTTCCTATACGGGGGCGGTGACGGGAAACTTGGCGAGATCGTTGGAGGCACCGCAGCGGACGGTAAGGCTCTGAGGGCCAAGTTCCTTGAAGGCCTGCCCGCGCTGGCGAAGTTGGTCAAGGCGGTCAAACACAAGGCCAAACACCACAAGCACCTGAACGCCCTCGATCAGGGCCTCCTCCACGTCCGCTCCGAGCATTCCGCGTTGAACACCCTACTGCAATCCGCAGGGGCGTTGGTCTGTAAGAAGTGGTCCGTCCTGCTGGAGCGCATCCTGATCGAACAGGGTTACAAACACGGCTGGGATGGCGACTTCGTCTTCCTTGCGAACATCCACGACGAGAACCAGATCGCCTGCCGCACGGCTGGCCCCCGCCGTAAGATGGTGCAGGCGTTCCGTGGCGTCGGTAAGACGTGGGTCTATGCCGCTTTCGTGTGCTGGCGCTTCTACTGCAATCCCGAGTGGAAGATCATGGTTGTCTCCGCGACCAAGACGACTGCGGACGACTTCTCACGCTTCGTCAAGCGCCTCATCCACGAAATGCCGCTGCTGGAGCATCTCGTGCCGCGCGACGATCAGCGGAACTCGAACGTGTTCTTCGACGTTGGCCCTGCAAAACCCTCGAAAGACCCTTCACTGAAATCAGTAGGCATCACTGGCCAGATCACCGGCTCCCGTGCTGATGAAATCCTTGCGGACGACATCGAGAGTTTGAACAACTCGGCTACCGAGGGTGCCCGTGAGCGCCTCTCAGAGGCTGTCAAAGAGTTCGACGCTGTGCTGAAGCCTGGTGGTGTGATCACCTATCTGGGAACGCCTCAGTCGGCCATGACGATGTATATCAAGCTACCCGAGCGCGGCTACAACATCCGCATTTGGCCCGCGCGTGTGCCTGAAGACACGAACGTCTACAACGGGCAACTGGCTCCGTTCATCTATGGGCTGATCGACAAGGGCTGGCCCGTGGGTACATCGACCGACCCTAAACGTTTCTCCAACCAAGACCTTGAAGAACGCGAACGCTCCTACGGCCCCGCAGGTTTCGCCCTACAGTTCATGCTCAACACCAGCCTGAACGACAGCCTGAGGTTCCCCTTGAAGCTGGCCGACATGATCACAATGCCGCTGGACCCGAACATGGCCCCTGCGCAGTTGGCGTGGTCCTCTGGGGCCGAGCATCTGATCGAAGGCGTCCACATCAGCGGCCTACCGGGGGACAAGTTCTATGGCCCTATGTTCGTGGGTCAGGAGTTCCTACCGTACACTGGCGCAATCATGGCTATCGACCCCTCGGGCCGTGGTCAGGATGAGACAGCATACGCTGTTGTGAAGCACCTCAACGGTATGCAGTTCCTGACGGCTGCTGGCGGTCTTGTAGGTGGCTACGACGACGCCACGCTCGACAAGCTGGTACAGATCGCTAAGGAGCAAAAGGTCAACCTAATGCTGGTCGAGGAGAATTTCGGCGGCGGTATGTTCGCTAGGTTGCTCCCAGCGGCCCTCAAGCGCGGCCAGTACCTCTGCCAGGTTGATGAGGTCCGCCACTCCAAGCAGAAGGAGATGCGTATCGCAGACACCATTGAGCCTGTCCTTGCACAGCACCGCTTGGTTGTGTGTCAGACTCTGATCAACCGCGACTTCGAGACAGCCGCCGAAGCCAGCTACAGCCTGTTCTGGCAACTTACCCGCCTGACGCGGGAGCGGGGTTGCCTCAAGCACGACGACCGCTTGGATGCCCTGTCGATGGCTGTGGCCTACTGGGTCGAACAGATGTCGCAGAACTCCGAGGATGCCTTCAAGAAGCATCAAGACAAGCTTCGGGATGCCGAGTTCAAGAAGTTCATCAAGGAAGCCAAAGGGGGCCTCACCGCCCGACTGTCTATGGGCGGCTTGAAGAAGCGTCGTAAGAAGCGTTTCGCGGGCACCCGCTGAGAAGCCCTCAGAGGTGTCGGGGAGCGCATCTAGCTCTCCGGGCGCCCCTTGCTCACAAAATAACCTAACACGCCCTAGAGCGCCTGTTTTCACAGGTCTCTGGGGTATTTTTTCGAGATCACCACATGACACCTTCAATCTTCATCTACGGATACGCCGATGGCTGTCCCGCTTGCGATCAACTCAAGTCCTTCCTAGACCTCGTTGGGGTCCAGTACGACTACCGCCCCGTGGAGCGGGGGAGCGCCCTCAGGGAGCGCCTTAGGGACGCGGGGTACGCTACCCTACCTCAAGCCTTCGAGAGCCTCACCGGGCGCTCTCTGGGCGGCTACAGCGACTTCCGTAAAGTGGCCCGTCTGGGGCTACAGGCAGGAGGCATGCTAGGGTGAACCTACAGGGGATGTCTCCCCTTCTAACGAAGGAGGAGGAGACACCTCTAAGTACCTGTTATGTAACCCTGAATAAATAACCCACAGCATAGCCCTAAGGATGAATGCTTAGAGGTTACCTTAAAGGTTACCTTAAGGTGATGTTCAGAATGAGCATGAAGGTGGTGATAGAGTGCATGTACTCCTTCATCTCCTCCTCTCAGTCTCATGCTATAGGTGCAGACCCGAGGGCTTCATGTTCAAGATGAGCATCTCGATCATGGGTATCTCCCCAGGGTCTCCCCAGGGTCTCCCTCAGGGCCTGACGGCCCCTCGGTCAACCCTGTCAAGGCCGTCGCGGAAACCCGTTTTATTTCACCGCAAAAATGCGACACCCAGAGATAGAAAGAGATGTACGCGCCAACCCCCCGTGCCCCCCCTCGAAACACCCTAGCGCGGCCCTCATGTCACCGTTTCAGGTCACCAGATGGGGAAAGCCCCTTATTTCATTGGGTGCGCCACGGATTACTAATCCCCTGACACGCCTTAAGGGCATGTTTTGAGGCACCTAGGGGTTGCACGACGCGCATAGGAGTTATGCACGAGGCGCATAGGTCTGGTGGGGTGTAATCAATGCTTTTCGCTATGACCCTATCGCATGGCACCTATGCACCACCATCAGGCCCACCATCAGGCCCACCATCAGGCCCACCATCAGGCCCACCATCAGGCCCACC